ATTGCGGAGAGTGTGACGGAAAGTGTTACGCGAGCATTGAGTATCGCGGGATATTTGATAACGAATCCGATGCAAGGTGGGCGGCTAATTGTGACGGCGGATCAGTAAAGCCCATACCTTTCAATTCGGCTTTACCAGAAGAGACGGTGAGTTACGGTGTGGGAGACGTGCCACAGTCTGAGGCTTCGCAGTTCTATCGACGAGGAGTATCGCTACCCTTCGCCGCGGTCCCGCGAGGCAAACTTGAACGGTTGCAGGAAAAGATACGCGCAACCGATCCCATCGTAGAAGGATTTCGAGCGAAGGCTGTATGAAAGGATGCAAGGACAATCTTCATCAGCCTCACAAGTATTGCTTGATTTCCTGAAGGTTTTAGCAATACCCATTGCTGGCGGCATAGGTGCTTTAATTGCAAGATTCTCGGAGTGGGGCAAGCGTAAACCGGAACTTTCGATCCTTGAAGCGAACGCAGGAAAGACAGAAGCAGAGACGCGAAAGCTGGACGGGGAAACAATTGACCGCGCCTATGATCGGATTGATGAATTAGTAGCAGTTAACTTTCAGTTACGGCAGGACTGCTTAGCGCTGCAAAGAAAAGTCGACATGTCGGACATACGAGACAGATTTAACGACGGACAAAGGCGCAAGATGAAGGCGTTACTCGACGTTCACGGAATCAAGTATAGCGAGTTCGATGAACCGCAATCATGACATTCGGCAACGAGCCGGATCTCGATCCTAAGTGGATCGGGTGTTCTTTAGATAGTGTTTTCGACTTGGTTGGCGGGCCAGGGTTGGTGGTAAGTCGGCTCTGGCCCAACTAAATAATTGTTATGGCAGAAATAAAAGTCAATAGCGGGGGGAATCTTCAATCTGCGGTAGATGCTGCTCAACCGGGAGACGTGATTACACTTGAGGCGGGCGCGACCTTTCGCGGCCCGATTGAATTACCTAACAAGTCCGGCTCGACTGAGATTCTGGTTCAATCTTCGCGTGTGAGTGAACTACCGCAGGGCAGGGTTAATCCCGCTCACGCGTCAATGATGCCAAAGATCGTCGCGCCACACGCCGACCAAGCGATGAGAACAAAACCCGGCGCGCACCATTACAAGTTTGATGGTGTCGAGTTCTCGATTGATTTGGCGGCTACTGTCACTTACGACATCGTTCGGTTTGGGGGAAACAAACAAGATCAGTCAACACTTGCGGCCGTTCCGCATCACCTAAAACTTGACCGCTGCTTAATCCGGGGATTACCGGCGAGTGACTTTCAAAGTGGTCTACAGCTCAACGGTTCAGACTCGGAAGTCACGAGATGCTACTTCACGGAAATCCACGGCACCGGCAAAGACTCGCAGGCGATTGTTAGCTGGAACACTCCTGGAAGAAACAAGATTGTCGATTGTTATTTAGAAGCCGCGGGCGAGAACATTATGTTTGGAGGCGCTGACTCTGCAATGGAGGCAATGATCCCGTCCGACATACAAGTCCTGCGCTGCCACATGTACAAACCCCTGATCTGGAAGACGGAAGCCCGCAGGTACACGGTCAAGAACCTCTTAGAGATTAAGAGCGGCAGGCGAATCACGTTCGATGGTTGCCGACTGGAGAACAACTGGGGCGGTCAGCGTCCTGATGGCAGTGACTGGGGACAGGCGGGGATCGCGATATTGTTTACGGTCCGGAACCAGGACAAGACTGCCCCGTGGTCCACCATTGAAGACATTACGTTGAGCAACTGCAGTCTGCTAAATGCCGATGGAGCACTGAATTTCTTAGGCGAAGACAACGAGGCGGTAGCGGCAGGGTTTCAGTCAGGGCGCGGGAATCGTGTTGACGTAACTAATTGCGTGTTCGACAAGATTTCTGGCACCTTCATGAACCTCAATGGGTTCTATAACGTCCGCGTCCGGCGAGTCACGCACCTCCAGGGTGGGAACACTTTAGTTTGCGCCGGCCAGCCCTCGCCGGGGTTTGTTTACGAAGACAACGTAACAGTCGAGAAGCAGTACGGCATTCGCGACGACAGCGGGAGCACCACTGGCACTCAGACACTTGAGAAATGGACTCCCGGCTACTCGTTCATAAGAAACGTTATGGCGACTCCTTACACGTCGAACCCACCGGGGAATGAATATCCCGATTCGCTATCGATTGGCGCGGACTACCGAACATCTTATGTTGGGAAGGGGGCGGATATTGATCAGCTAACTGCGGTCCAGGGCGGGACGATTACCACGCCAGTGCCGACCCCAACGCCGACACCCGCGCCCGCGCCCGCCCCAGCGCCTGAACCTACACCAACTCCGTCTCCTGTTGGTATTCCATCGGGAACGAAGGTTGAAGTAATCAGCGCGGTGAATGTCAGAGAGGCATCGTCGATCAATTCTGCGATTAAGTTTGTTGCGCAAGCTGGACTATCAGGAACAACTACGGGCGCAAGCCAAAAAGATACCGCGAGCGACAACGTGTACGCTCCTGTGAGTTTTACTAATGGCGCGAATGGTTACTGTGCGATCCAGTTTCTCAAGGTGATTACAGAGCCAGCTCCAACACCTGAACCACTTCCTGAACCGACGCCCGCGCCTGCTCCGACGCCGACGCCGACACCGACGCCGACACCCGCTCCGACACCAGCGCCGACCCCAACGCCGACCCCAACGCCGGTTCCGAGTCCGACTCCTGCGCCCGTCCCGTGCGCAATGAATATTCAGGCTCCCACGTTAGCACCGTGGAGCTCGGGGAAGCTAGTTGTAAACCTGTCCGGGCTATCAAGTGGGTCTCATACGATTACGGCTGTGTCGGACTCGGGCCAGGTCACGGTTAGCCCCCCATCTCGGAGCATTAACGGAACTTCTGCTGTGGTGGAGTTCCTTTTACAGACAAAGAAGAAGTCTGGCAAGGTCACGATCAATGGACCGTGTGGATCGAAAACCGTAACGGTAAACGTACAATGAGAGGTTGAATCATGATCACAATCGTTCCCGCGTTGGTTGCTTTAGTTGGTTTGCTTTTGTACTTGATGGCGAGTAACCCAAAGGCCCAGGAGATAGGCAGGATTTTATTCTTCTCCGGCGTGTTCGTTACTCTGTTGGGTTTAGGAAGTAACGCAGTAAAGCTTTTCTAGGAGAGTTCGGGAGGGCCGGCAAATGTCTCGTCAAACTTGGCAGGAAACAATTGCAACAGCAACGCAGAGCGGAACAGCGATCGCCAATAGCACCACTGAAACGATCCTGTTTCCGAACGTCACAATTCCCGCCAACTTTCTTCAGGATGGCCGGACGTTAAGACTATGCCTCCTTGGTGGCTACGGCACTACGGGAACGCCGACAATAACATTCACGGTCCGCCTAGGCGGGGTGAGTGGCACCGTCATCGCAAAGGGAGGAGCTATAACGACGGGCTCCGCCGTTGGCGGTGGTGCCTCTATGACGGCCTTGTGGACCATCCGGGTCTTTATTCAGGTCCGCAGCAACGGCTCAACCGGCACACTGATGAGCAACGGAGAGGTCGCGCTCTACTCAACCGGCACCGCAGCCGGCTCCGGCTATCCACTGGCTTCCGGTTCAACTGGTGGCACTACTCCCGCGACGGCTACCGTTGATTTAACCGCAGACGCGGCGTTATCTGTTACTGCTACGTGGGGAACAGCGAACGCGGCGAATAGTATCCAAGGCCACAACTACATTCTCGAAGTCCTGAACTAATGTGGCCCACACATTTGGAAAGAACAGCACTCGAACATCAAGCGCGTCGAACCCTATAACTACGGCCGCATTCTCCATCGTGGCCGGCGAAACTGTTCTGGTCCTCATGCTCAAGGCGGTCGGCGCGACAAACCGCGCGGGCGGATCGCCGACCTTTGCTGGTCTAACTCTTACGCAGGCCAACTCAACTCAAAAGGCAGCTACAACTCCGGAAGCCAGCGCGGAATTATGGTATCTGCTAAATCCTCCGATTGGGTCGTGGACCTGCACGATTCCTAACACAGGCGCTCTTACCATTTTCTACACGCTTGCAACAGGTAAGGCTAAAGCCGGCGGGCATTCAGCTTTTGATGTGGCTGGAGGAGCAAACGGAACCAGCACTAACCCAGCCCCAGGTTCGGTAACACCTTCACAGGATGGTGATATTGGATTTGCGATTGCGGCAAGCGGGGCGCAGACATGGGCACCATCCGCACAAGCTGGAACCGTGATCGCTAATACTGACGATGGAGCTGATGGAGGCGGCGAACAATACCACTTACAGGCCACGGCGGCGGCAATAGATCTGAATTGGACTTTTGCGACTTCGGATGATTGGGGTTCCGTGTGCGCCTATTTCAAGGAGGTGCCGCCCAACGTAATGAATAACTACATGCAGTGCCGCGGTGATAGCGGTTTATGGCTTGGGGGCAATTAAAATACACTAACACACTTTCGTTATGTCCACTGTTGTAAGCGACTCATGTACCGAAGCGACAACCGATACCACCTTTGCTTCGCATACCCCAGAGATCGGTGGCCCGGTAGTGTCTCATCCGATTTATTCCGGCACTGCGCTCGTCAACGCATCACTGGATCGCGTTTATCTCAACTCCGCCGCGGCGGGCGGTTATTACTACACCGGAACCCCCGGCGGCGCTGATTATTACGTCCAGATGGACTTCTATCGGCTCTCACAACTCTCCACAAACGTGGGCATTCTTCTGGGCATGGATACCAGCGCAGATACGGGAGTCTTGCTGCGGTTGAACGATAACGGAGCCGGTGTAGTTGTCTGGGATTTGTTTGACCGGGTCGCCGGATCGAATAATTCGTTAATTAGTGGTGTCGCGGCGCATATTCCCACGCTTGGAGGCAGTCCCGTTACGGCCAAACTGGTAAGAACGAGCACCTCTATAACGTGCTTTTTTGATGGTGTTCAAGATACCAATTTTAATCAAACCACCTCCATCACCGCAATCGGTAAGGCAGGAGTGCGTTTTTCCGGTACGGCCAGTTCCTCTACCGGCATCCACGGAAAGAACATCACGGCGGTTGATTCTGGCGCCACTGTTGTGCCCACGATGGGCTACTTGAAAGGTCCCTATCTGAGGCCGGCAATCTTTAAGCCGGGGCGGGCAAGATGAGCATTACAGCCTTCACCTTCAACCTCCAACATGGCGAGGGCACCGACGGAAACTTTAACTATCAGCGGCAGATCGACGCGATGGTTACTGGATCGGCCGACATAGTTGCAGTACAGGAACGGTCAAGTCCTGACACTGGCTGGGATACTCCGCTAACTAATGCAGGGATGGCGCAAGCGATTTACAGGGCGAACCAGATTGGCGGGGGTGACGGGTGTGCCATTTGGTACAAGTCGAGCACTGTTACGGTTCTTAATACTTACGAAGTGCAGTTGAGTATTGGGGCGACATCACCGTGGGATGGTATTCCTACGAATGTAGATAAATGCGCGGTGGCCGCAAAGGTTCAAGTTGAAGGCCAAAGATTCTATTTTGTTGGTACGCACTTATGCCAGAACGCAGGAGCAGATGCAGATCAATCGCTAACTTCTACTATTCGCGAGAATCAAATTAAAACCTTGCTTACGTGGGTTAATGGCAATTTACTCGGCCTCGACGTGTTAATAGCCGCCGACTTCAACTTCGCGTCGAACTATTTACTGAACGGTGGCGGCTTTCAAGACGATCTATTTACTAGGGCGGGTTTTGTGGACCTGTGGTATGAGGGCGTAGGGAATGGCGCCGCTAGTGTACCGTGGGCCAATCTCGACGGCACAGGGGGCGCCGATCAGACCGTAAGCGTCAATACAATTACACACGACACGCGCAATATCGATCGTCTAAAGAAGCGGTCAGTTAACCGGGCTTTAACCATGACCGCGATCGTGGTTCCAGATATGAGAGTGACCTGCTCAGGAGCGTTAACAGGCTCGCCGTTGCGCTGTCCTGATGTCGCCACGGATCAATTGACTGGTACAGTTCTCGATTATGGAGTGCGACCGACAGATCACAATCCGGTAAAGGCAACATTTACTGTTAATCAAACGGCGGCGTCCCCAGTCAGACGCACGAATTATTCATGGTTGCCTAATGTGAGGTTATGAGTTTCCCCGCGCTCAGATCAGGCTCGATAAACCCATTAGCGGCGTCGCCGCCCACGGCGGATGTCACGGTGGGACTGTCTGGGGTGTCGGCTTCTGCGGGTATAGGCGCACTAGCGCTTGCTTTCACTCTGTCTTTATCTGGCTCTGCTTTGACCTCTACTGCCGGGAGCGCCAGCCCCGGCGATGCGGTTGTGGCCTCTGGTGTTTCAGCGTCCGGCGTTGCGGGTTCAAATAACGTAAGTCGCTCAACTACGGTAAGCGGAGTTTCTGCTACGAGCGGTCTAGGATCGCTGTCGCCGTCAACTACAACCAGCCTCACAGACAGCGTAGCCGCGGGTGCCGTAGGAACAGTTAGCTTCTCTCAGACTGTGATTGTGGCTCTCTCTGGCACCAGTTCAACGTCCGCAGTAAATACCCTCACCCCAAACAATTCCGTAGGCACCACCGGCAACGCTGTGACTGGCGACGCCGGCACTCTCGGCTTTACCAAGAGCGGTTCGCTTAGTGTGTCGGGGAATGTTGCCACCGTTGCGGTAGGTACAGTCTCGCCAGCGGTCAACGTATCGCTTGCTGGCGCTGAAGCAACAGCTACGGTCGGGACTTTGGGCCTCACAAAGGCGGGACAAGTAGCAATTAGTGGCGTAGCCCTGTCTGGTTCTGTTGGATCTTCCGCGGCGGCCTTGAGCATTACGGTGACAGGCCAGCAGTCGACGTCCGCGAGCGGATCGACGATCCCGAGTACCACGCTTAACCTTCTCGGAAACTCGACAACGGCACAAGTCGGATCGGTCGGTGCTACGTCGCCAGGAGAGGCGGGCTTAAGCGGCACAACCACAACTGGGGTGGTCGGCTCTTTAGGTGTTACCAAATCGGGTCAGTTGGCACTCACTGGAGCAGAAGTCACTGGCCTAGTAGGCAATTTAGGTTTCACCAAGTCGGGGCAATCTGCGGTCAGCGGCAATGAGGCGGCGAGTCTCGCGGGCAACGTTCAGCCGGATACTTCCCGAGTCTTCACCGGAAACGCTACAGGCGGCTTGGCTGGTTCAATAGCCTCCTCAATTTCAGTTGGGATGCCAGGCGTAGCGGCGAGCGGAGAGGCTGGCAGTGTTCAGTCTAGTCGCGAGACGTCGATCTCCTCTGCTGCCACAGTAGGCGAGGCGGGCGACGTATCGTTTGAAGTAAATCAAGTGACGCTTGCACTTTCGGGCGTCTTCACGACAGCCTCGACGGGTTCAATGATCACTTACGATCCTAACCCAAGATACTTTGCGGTCGTCACCGTAGAAAATAAACCGTCAGCAACGATTACAGTAGAGCAGAAACCTTCCGCTGTGTTGACGCGATGGGCTGAATAAATTGGCGAGCTTAACCATCACCCACGGAGACAGGGAAAGACTGAACGCAGTGATCACGCCCTTTACGGCCGCGTCGAGTCTGAGGTTTATGGCTAAGAAGAAACTGAAGGACGCCGATGCGGATGCGATTATTGATAAGACGGTCGGGGCGGGAATTGTGATTACTGTTGCTGGCGACGTCGACACTCCCGCAGAAGCGCAAATTACCATTGAACCAGAAGACACACAGCCACTGCCAAATAAACTATCCCCACAAGTGAAACTGCTTTATGACTTGGTTGACGGAAATGATCACACACTCGACACCGGCGAGATCATTGTTACGCCGGAAGTGTTAACAGGAGCGTAGGGAATTGATCACGACCACTTTAGGACCGATTGACGAGGCGCTATTGATCAAGCGCGAAGACTTGACGGACAACGAAAACGAGACCACGGCCGCAGTGGAGTATTGCCTTATCGGTTGTCGTGGAGCGGCGCATGTTACTGGGCAGGCTGACACAACCTCTCATTTTTGCAATCAACACGTCCATCGTTCTGTTCATGTAACGGTTAAGAAGACTGAAGCGGCAGGCGGCGTAGTCGCAGGCTTTTAGGAGGCATAAATGGCGAACTCTCAAGGAATGTGCACCAGCTTTAAGGTTGAAGTATTGAATGGCATCCACGCGCTTGGGACTTCTGTCGTCCGCGGGGCCACAACCGCAGACAGTTTCAAAGCGGCGCTTTACCTGGCGTCGGCATCTGTGGGACCAGCAAGCACGGCCTACACCGCCACTGGAGAAGTTTCAGGAACAAACTACAGCGCCGGCGGCGTGGATCTTACGGGCTCTCCAGATTGGATCGCGCCATCGAGCTCTGGCACGACAGCCTTCTCAACCCCGACAAACTCAATCGTGTTTACTAATGTCACACTCTCAACAGCGTTTGACGCGGTGATGATTTACAACTCGACGCAAAGCAATAAGGCGGTGTCGGTTCATACCTTTGGATCGCAGACCGTCACGGCCGGTACGTTTACGCTGACTATGCCAACCAATGACGCGACGACCGGTCTATTGAGATTCGCTTAGTGCGTAAATGACAGCTCGTGAACGCGAGGCGCTGGAGTTAGCGATTCAATGGGTGGATGCGAAATACTCCGTTGAAGAGGCGCTTATTAAGCAGAAATTCATCCGTGCGGTGAGGTTGGTAAAGAAAGAACGGCGAGACGCGAAGAGTGAGAAAGTGAAGGATGAGCAAGCGTCAGTACAGCGATAGGGAAAAGGGCACCGCGCTTGCGACACTCGACGCTAATAATGGTAACGTCAACCAAACAGCAAGACAGTTAAAGATTCCTCGCACAACGTTGCTTGAGTGGATTGCCGCTCGCCATGTCTCGAGTGACGTGTCGGATATTCGACAGGAGAAAAGAAAAGAACTCAGCGAGCGATTAGAAGATCTGGCGCACACACTGGTGGATCTCTTGCCGGGCAAGTTACCAAGCGCTTCAGTTCGCGATCTTGCTGGAGCATTGATTGTAGCGGTTGACAAAATGCAGTTATTGAAAGGCGCACCGACAGCAATAAGCAAGGATGTCTCAAACGTTACTAACGAAGACAGAGCTAATCGAATCCTTGAACTCGTTAAGCCCGGAAAGGCTGCATGAGTTAGACACGATTCTGTTCGCTGATCAGTCTCTTGGCGCGCCGCAGACTGACGAGGAATTAAAGGCGTATCTCTGGAAGAAGTTCGGGGTTCGCCTTCCTGATACCCACGTTTGTCCCTCTCATACCACTCCCTTCAGAGCCTTCGCCGACGCTTACTTCGCTCGCTATGGGGTTACCGTCTGGAAAGCCTCGCGCGGTCTTGGTGGTAAATCCTATCTACTCGCATTGTTGGGACACTGTGAGGCCGACATTCTAGCCGCGGACGTGACAATCCTAGGAGGCTCAGGCGAGCAGGCGTTACGTGTGATCGAGTATCTGCAAAAGATATCAGATGATGAAGAAAACACCGCCAGGCGCACAATGTACGCAAGTGGCGGCAGGGTTACAGCCTTGATGGCCTCGTCTAAGTCGGCTCGAGGCCCGCATCCACAGAGAATGCGACTTGACGAAGTTGACGAAATGGAGCTAGCGATCCTTGATGCTGCAATGGGGCAGCCAATGGGCACGGCCGCGATCGCCAAGCAGACAGTAATGAGTTCAACGCATCACTATCCCGACGCGACTTTTACAGAGGTAATGCGCCGAGCTGGCGAGAAGGGTTGGCCCGTTTACGAGTGGTGTTACAAGGAGACCTCAGCACCTCCTGATGGATGGTTGACAGAAGCGGAAATTGAGGGCAAGCGTGGGGATGTAACCGCGGCAATGTGGGCCGCTGAATATGACCTACAGGAACCCAGCCCGGAGGACCGCGCAATTCTCCCTGAGAAGGTTGACTTGTGTTTCCAGAAGGATATGGGGGTCTATGAGGGCAAGTTAGGCGAAACAGTCACTATTGAGCAACCAATACCAGGAGCTGAGTATGCGACCGGGTGTGACTGGGCAAAGAAGAAAGACTTCACGATCATCGACACGCTCAGAATCGATGTACGCCCAATGAAACGTGTTTGCTGGACTCGCACCGGAAGACTACCGTGGCCGATGATGGTGGCAAAGTTCGACTCTCAGGTAACGAAATACAAGGGGCGAGCCTGTCACGACGCGACGGGGATTGGCGATGCGCCGGATGATTACAAGTCCGTTGTTGCTGAAGGCGTGATGCTGGTTGGACAGACCCGCGGTGACGTGTTTACGCAATACATAGCCGCCATAGAAGGCGAGCACATTGTTTCACCAAAGATACGCTACTGCGAGAGCGAACACCGATACTGCACGAACGATGATCTGCGAGGCTCGGGGCATCCCCCGGATTCGTTTGTGGCAGGAGCACTCGCTTATCGCGCGAGCCAACAGAAGAGTGGAAAGCTAATGAGCTGGTAAATGCCACAACAGGATCTCAAATGGGCGTTAGATCAATTCGCGCGACTGGCGAATGGTTACAAGATTGCTCGCGAGTATTACGACGGCACTCACCGGCTCTCATTCGCTACTGAGAAGTTTAAGAGCACATTCGGATCGTTGTTCTCTGCCTTTGCCGATAACCTGATGCCCGTCGTGGTGGAAACACCACGCGATCGGTTAAAGCTGGGAGCCTTCACGATAGATGATCAAAGGGTAATGGATCGGGCGGCGGAAATCTGGCGTCGCAATCGCATGAGGAAGCGAGCCGCCGAGGTGCACCTTGATTCGTTCATCGAAGGCGATGCGTATATCGTTGTCTGGCCTGACGCCGAAGGTATTCCAATTCTCTACCCTAATCGCGCCTCACGAGTCGTTATTCAATACGACGATGAACAACCTGGCTACATCATCAAAGCCGCTAAGGCGTGGATCACGGCAGATAACTACGCTCGAATAAATCTCTATTACCCTGACGTGATTGAGAAGTACATCACGCGAAACAAATTGCAGGGCGGAATGCCGAGTACGAGTCGGGGGTTTATTCCTTTCGAGGTCGACGGAGAGGCGTGGCCGCTTGATAATCCTTACGACAAGGTTCCTGTATTCCACTTTGGTAATAGAACTAGTGTGGGAATGCTCGGCAAGAGCGAACTGGCAGAAGCAATTCCCTTACAGGATGCGTTGAATAAGTCGATTGCAGATATGTTAGTCGGCTCGGAGTTTCACGGACTACCACAACGCTGGGCTATTGGCCTGGAGGATATGTCACCAGAGGAAGCGTCAGCGAAATACAAATTAATGGCCGGCGGCGTGTGGGGAACAACGAGCGAAAAAGCTGAATTTGGCGCGTTTCCTACTGGCGATCTCACGCAATTCGTCGCCGTCATAAACGACTTTCGCAAAGAGATCGCACGCGTCTCACGCACACCCCTGCATCACTTCACCTTAGAGGGCACGCCGCCAAGCGGCGAATCAATGAAGACGGCTGAGGCTCCGTTACTCGCTAAGGTAGAAGACAGACAAGAAGCTTGGGGCATGGTGTGGTCTGATGTGATGAGATTTGCCTTACAGATTATGGGCATTCAGGACGCTGAGCCTGAGACGACATGGATCGACACTACTCCGAGAGACGAGACGAACCAGATTAATAACGCAGTCACAAAAGTAACCAGTCTTGGGGTTGACATGGAAACGGTTCAGAAAGAAATTGGCTACACGGATGCCGAGATTGAGAGGTTTACCCAGGAGCGGGCTAAGAACGCGGCGAATGGAGCATTGACAGCTAAGGGCGCAATACAGAGCGCGCCGCCGAATGTGGCCTCGTTGTTTGGGGCGAAGGTGGTTAATGCGTGAAGGTGACTGATAGGTCGGACTTGATACCGACTTAACGGGCTTTCGTTGCTAGGTTGCCTGCCCGTATTTTACCTAGCTCTTTCGAGCGCGACCTTCCGCGCAGCTATCAGCCAGACGAATTATAGCCCTGATGAAGTTCGATCCCAAACGTCGTCTTTACCTTGATGATCGCAACCGCGTTATCCCTCCCCGCCAAGTAAGAAAGTACATCGACGAATTTATCACTCATGAACAGCAGTTAGTTGTCAAAGCCGCTCAAAAACTCATTACTGGTAGTTTCCTTCCCGCTGAGTTCTTCAAGTTTATGGAGTCGAAGATCACAGGCTGGCATTCCATTGCTGGAACCATAGCCTATGGTGGTGAAGAACAGATGAATGCGGTTAGGTGGGGAAGAATCAATGAACGAATCTTTTCCGAGCTCGGGTATCTCGCGGAATTTGAGTCGGAAGTGGAAGCGTCGTTTAAGGCTGTGGACATGATCGCGAATAAGGTTGCGATCGCAGTAGCGAAAGAGTTTCCTGATGCCCAAGCCGAGATAAGAGAGCGGGTAGCCCGAGCACTCTTCACCGCGCCCCCATCTGAAGCGGCTACAATCGCAAAACAGTCTGTGATTGAAGTTGTTGGCTCGGAACTTCCCATAAATGTAGGCCCAGAGGCGGGATTCCTGATTGGGGGAACTATTGAGCCCCGCGCAGAGATGTATCCGAACGCCATTTGGACGACTCACGAAATGGAAATGCTGGAGCGCGAGCGCGATAATGGAGTTACGCTCGGACGCAGAATTTGCGAGCAAGACGGCGCGAGTTGCGAGGAATGCGTTGACGCGGCCACCGAGGAGTTCGTGCCACTGGATGACCTGGCTGAAATTGGCTCGCTACAATGCTTGAATAACTGCCGATGTGAATTTGAGTTCTCCGTTGACGGCACTGAGTTTGCTACGTCTGAACTGTTCCGCGGCGTTGTAGGCGGGCAAGAGGCGTATGGCGGCTCGGTAGAACTGGAATAAAGTTTCGTAACGGCGCACAACAGAGGCGGTGACACGTTTCAGGGCCGCCTCTTAGACTGTCAAAAATAAACCTCCGCGTTTAGTTAGCATCCTTCACCGATGCCAAAAGCTCAGCCACAGCCAGATAAATCTCAATTAACGGATGCGGAATGCGACTTCATCATCCAGCGAATTCTCTGGAGTTTAAGAGACACAACCAGCCCGATTGACTTTTTTCGCGAGATGAAGCGTGGGGTGGTCTTTGAAGTTACGCCAGAGAACAGGGGCAAAGTACGCGATCTGGTAAGGCTGTTTTGCCGGGGTGACGGGTAGCGCGGCTATGGAGCAGAGGATACGAATCTACGACGAGGTTCCGCCTCTTATCCGTGTAGAGCTGGAACGGGTTTTTACAGACCTCGCCCATCTAATCCCGGATTGGTGCTCGCATGTTTGGATTGCGTGGAGCGCGAATGATTCGGGGAACGACTCAACCGTGGCTGACGTGACCGCCTATTACGACTACAGGTGGGCGAGGGTGAACGTCTACGCCTCCTGGCTGGATCAGACGGAAGACTTTAAACGCGAGGCTCTGATTCATGAGCTGATGCATTTGTTTGTCGCGCCGCTCGCTGATTACGCCCGCGAAATCGTGAAGTTGCTGATCCCGGCTAATGAAGCCGAGAAGTTCAACAAGGCGACCAGAGAGCAAATCAGAGAGCGTGGAGAATCAGTTACGCAGGACCTGACTCGCCTGATTCTGAATGGTCACTCCGTGCGCGGCGTGTCGGATAATCGGGAGGTTACATCTGACTCCAAAACTTAAATCTTGAATCTGTGTTTTAGTTCTATCGGAGGTATTGAATGCCAGACGAACCCGGCCAAGGTGCCGACCCAACACAAGCATTTCAGAATCGTTTGAACAAATTGAACGGCGACGCGATGGCGTTTGCTACGCAATTGTTCGATGAGAACTATCGTCTACGAGAAGACAAGCGTCAACTCAACGAGCAGTTGACCGCGACCCAGGGCAGGCTTCCTGCTGATGGCACACTCGTGCTCGCACCGGACGACGCGAAGGCTTACGAGGCCTACAAGGCACTCGGTACGCCGAAAGAGCTGAAGGATCGCGTTGACGCGTATCCCACACTCGAAGATGAAAACAAGGACTTGAAACTTCGGGACTCTCTGCGCGAGGTCGCAGACGTGGGAATTGGCGGTTCAAAACTTCGGTTCTCGGTACTGGAGGATCGTGTCAAGGCCGCTGGCGGCAATATCCAATTTTCCGTGAAGGAAGAGGGCCGCGACAAGCGCAAGGTTGCTTACGTGAAAGAGGGGGACAAGGAAACCCCACTAGAGCAGTACGCTCAGAAGAATTGGGCGGACTATTTGCCATCTCTCAAGGCAGAGCAGGCCAAACGCACAGGCTCAGCTAACGGCGGAGAAGGCAATGGACAGCCCGCGAAGTTCGATATGAACTCGATGATCCGTCAGCAAGCTGGTTACGCCTCCTAATGTAAGGAGCTGCTGATGGCTTACGACAACATAATTTCCCGCACTGACGCACAAGCCCTCATCCCCGAGGATGTCGCGTCAGAAATCATTCAAAACATGGTGAAGGAGTCGGCAGCGCTGACGCTGTTTCGTCGAGCCACAATGGCAACGAACCAGCAGCGAATGCCGGTGCTTTCCGCTCTCCCCGTGGCCTACTTCGTTAACGGCGACACTGGCCTGAAACAGACCACGGAAGTCGCGTGGGCAAACAAGTACCTCAACGCTGAAGAGATCGCGTGCATTGTGCCGATCCCTGAAGCAGTGCTTGAGGATGCGAACTTTGACATTTGGGCTGAGATTCGTCCGAAGCTTGAAGAAGCCGTAGGTCGCACGCTCGATGCGGCGGTCTTCTTTGGCGTCAACAAGCCCTCAAGCTGGCCGACTGACATTGCGGCTGCTGCTGTGGCGGCTGGCAACACTGTCAACCGCGGTACTAACAACGCAGCGGCCGGCGGGATCGCAACAGACATTTCCGATGTGATGGCGACCGTAGAAGCAGACGGCTTCGACGTGAACGGCTTTGTTACCTCCCGTTCCTATCGTCGGTTCCTCCGCAATGCCCGTGACACCACGGGACAGAAACTTCTCGACATCGCTCTCAACACAATCGAAGGCGAGCGGGTGGTCTATGCGTTGAATGGTTTATGGCCTTCCGGCTCAGGCTCCGCGGAGTTCTTCGCGGGTGACTGGATGCAGTTCGTGCTCGCAGTACGTCGAGACATGACTTACAAGATTCTCGACCAGGCGGTGATCCAGGACAACACGGGCGCGATCGTTTACAACCTCGCGCAGCAGGATATGGTCGCGATGCGACTCACATTCCGCGCTGCATGGCAAGTTGCGAACCCAATCAGCTACGACAACCAGACAGAAGCTAATCGTTATCCGGTTGGCGTTCTTCGGACTGCGTAAGGAGGAATGACTAATGGCTAACGAAGGTGCTCCACTTGTTACATCTCTAAGAAACACCGTTCCAGGCGCGACAATTGCCGCGACCGACTCTTTCTCGCTGGGTAAGGCTCCGGTTGCAGGGACGGTAACGGCAATCACGTACATGCCAGACGCGGCGGCGACCGGCGACAACACTAACGCTCGGACCTTTACAGTCGTGAATAAGGGCGCGGCGGGCACTGGAACCACAGTGATCGGCACTCTGGCGTTAACGACAGGCGTTAACCTCGTGGCCTTTGACGAAAAGGCGTTTACCTTATCCGCCGTAGCAGGAGCTACCACCGTTGCGGCGGGCGACGTGCTCGCGTTTGTATCGACCGCTACGGGCACGGGAGTAGTTGACCCCGGCGGTACGGTGCAGATCGACATTAGCCGCACGGCTGGATCGTAATGACTGAGGAAGACGAGAGGGCGGCTGAGTATCGGCGCCAGTGCGAGCGTCGCAGGGAGTTTCAACAATTCCTTGCACAGAAACGCAAGGGTGACGATTACGCCCGGCGCCAACTCTGTCTAAAAACCAAACCCTTACTCAAAGGTTCAAAGGGAGATACGAGCAATGACTAAGAAGAGTGACGATCTTGGATCGTCGGAAGTGCAGAAGAAGGTCGACACTGAAACAGAGCAGGGCTTTTCCGGCACAGTGCCCGATCAGACGCCAAATCAAAACTACACAGTAGGTGGCGTATTGAAAGACAAGCCAACGCCGGAAACATCGACGCCCGAAAAGAAGTAAATGGCCCTTGACACGGCACAACTGGAATCAGTTAGGGAGATGGTGGGAGACAAACTATTTTCCACCATCCAATCCCTCTGTGCCGGGCTGAATGCGGCCCAGGAGTCCGCGATGTCGGATGACATTGACGAGTGGGATCGCATTAAGAACAAGCACGTCAAGATGTCGGGCGGTAGTGATGGGATCGACATCGACAACGAACGTGCGCGCAATGCTTTGAAACGCCGAGTCAGACAGAGGCTCGATCTGCCCGTTGCGAGTAGTTCTGGGGGAATCTTTCAGATCCCCGTCGGCATCGGCTACGAGAACGCGTGTGACTGGTAATGGGCCTTGATCTAGCAGATGTTATCGAAGATGTAAGGCTGGAACTCGATCAGGTTGGCCCAGACATCTTTACCGATCTTTGCAATCTCATTATCCCGGCCGCGACTGTCCCAGACGATTTTGGCGGAGAGACACAAGGCGAGCCGACTACCTATCGAGACATACCGTGCAGGATCGATCCATTAGGAAGATCGGATAGAGAGATTGGCGGAGCGCAGATAACAACGCAGGGACACAAGATCACAATGGGCGCAAACGCACGAACAAAACTAATTCAGCCGCACTATCAAATCATGGTTCAGGGCCATCATGGGATGCCTGAGCAATTGTTTGAAAACCCTGTGGCGCTGACGGGTTCTATGGACGTCTTTATGAAAGTTGCGGCTACAAAAGTTCGATGAGTGTAACGATTAGAAAATCAGGCTTTAACTTCGCGGCGCTTTCACGCAACACGCGGAGCAATATCGCGGACGTGCTGAACGAGGGCGGGGACTCGTTCGTGTCGCTACGAAAGCAACTCGCACCGAAAGACACGGGATGGATGGCTGAACAGACGCATGTAGAAGAAACGGCGACGCCCGATCATTTGCGGGTAGTCATGGTTTGCGATTCGTCAAACAACCCACACCGAGGCGGTAACAACGAGGCGTATGACGCGCTCGTTGAGTACGGAACAGTCAATAGCGCGGCGCAGCCCAGCGCTACACCGGCGTTTGAATCCGCCCGACGTCAGGTAAACAACGGGTTGTTGAAGGCGCTGAAATAGTGTGGTAGACGATGTTACTGAGATCCAACAGGCTAAAGCGTGGCTGTACGGAGCACTCCACGCCCGCACGTACATCGCGAGCCAGGTCGGCACTCGCATCTACGATAGTTACGTTCCTGAGCCTCCTGTTAATCGGACTTATCCTTACGTTCTGTTTAATTTTATGGGTGGGCCTGACGTTGACGGACTTGGTACTAACCGCCTTCAGTCTCAACCGCTATTCCAGGTCAGGGTTGTCAATGAAGGAAGACCAACAGCAGTTACACGCAAACTGGATAAAGAGATTGACCTTGCCTTGCAGAACGCGGTCTACCAGCCAAGTGGTGACTACTACTTCTCAGCCAGAAGAGAGCAACCAATTGATCGACCTGAGCTTGATAGCGGAAGTGGGAAGTATTACTCAAACGTCGGCGGCCTTTATCGACTATACATCGGGAGACAGCCATGAGAATTGAAAATTGCACTATTCGCGTAAACAAAGACGCGTCACGTACTGAGGTGTTCGTAATGAACAACGCCGGGGTTAACACCTCGTTCTACTTGCCGCCAAATACCGATGTCGATCCAACGCAGCCGCTTGAGTTTATCCCTGCGCCACTACCGCCGCCTGAAGAGAACAAAGGCGAGAACGGATAACGACTTCCCGATTAGGAGATCACCACTATGGGACGCGGATCAGTAAACAGGCAGGTTCAAGTCGGCGTAGAAACCACTCCCGGTATTCCCGTAGCGGCGAACCGGCTCTTGCCGTCAATGTCTCTGGTTCTCAGTCCCGAGATTGATAACAAGAGCTATGCAAGTCAAGGCTTCAAACTTCCGACTGCAAACAAGATTATTCACTTCGATGGCGGAGCCTCGCTGTCTGGCCCACTCAACTACAGCGAGATCGTTTATCTGCTGAATACCATTGTTACGGGTGTGATCACAACGCCCGGCGGCGGCACTCTCTCGCGTAAACACAAATTCTCTCCGACGGCGGCGGGCACAGACGCCTTCAAGACGCTCACCATTCAGGAGGGCGACGCAACCGCAGCCGTGCAGATGGCCTACTCCCTTCTAACGGACTTTGGGGTCACCGCGAACGACTCAGGGGCCGACATTACTGGAACGCTTATTGGCTGGGCGCCAACAAACGTTACGCTCACGAGCAGTCCCACAACGATCGCGCAACTACCGATTGGTCCACGAGAGATTGACATTTACATCGATCCGACATTTGGGGCCATCGGCACAACTAAAGTGTCCGATGCGTTGAGCTATAACTTCTCAATCGGCAACAAGCAGGTGAAAAAGCGTGTCCTCAACACCACTTATCAGTCGTTCAAGGAATCGATTGAGTCCGTGCCAGCGCTACAGGCCGGTTTCGTCACCGAGCACAACTTACAGAGCCGGAATTTGTTTGCGAGCGTTACCCCCTCATCTAACCCGGTACAGTACGTGCGGCTGAAATCCACTGGCGCAATTATTGAGGGCGCTATTCCCTACAGCTTACAGTTGGACGTTGCGGCCCAGGTGATCGATATGAACCAGCAGGAAGTCGAAAGCGTGTGGGGTTATGAATACGTTCTAAATCCTGTCTACGATTCATCGTTTGGCAACAAGCTATTTGACATTGAAGTGGTGAATACAATTACGGCGCTATAATTTATGAAACTCTCATCCTTTAGTGAAAACATCGTTACGGTTCCGTATGAGCGATCCGGTGAGACCGTCAACCTAGAGATCAACATCGACGCCTTCACGCCTGAGTTTTTCCGACAAGTCGCGAAGAAGTTTGAAGAGCGCATGAACTCGCTGCGACAGGTCGAGCCTGTGTCCAAACCGACAGAAGAGAAACCTTCAACCCCAACAGACGAAGCCTTAGCGTTTTTCGAGTCGGAGGCGCTAAAGCTGGAAATTGGCAGGCAGATCCACGCAGAGCTCTTAGCGGCCGGCATATTGAAGGGCTGGGACATTACAGACGACGACAACAGACCCATAGAGGTCACATACGAAGCGCTCCTCACGTTACCGCCCCTGTTAGTTAAAGACATCTGGAACCTCTCACTAGACCATGCTGACACAGTAAAAAAAAGGGCCGAGAGTTCAACAGCGACTTCGGGGAATGCTCAAGGTGGTTCGGCGGGACTTCGGGTAGTCGGCCAGGGTATGTAAGAAACCACATGATTGCGCGCTTTCTCGGCGTGAGAGTTTGGGAATTACCGCAGGTGGCCGCTCATTACATAGATGAAGCGGCCATTATTTTAGAAGCGCAGCACGAGGCACGATTGCATTTGACTGGTAAGGGCGCATCAGGTCTGGCCGGTGCCGCGACGGTGGCTCTGAGAGAATTTTAATGGCCGAACTTGGCAAATTAACAGCAGTCTTCGACGCAGACACTCGCCGATTCGATTCAGGCTTCCGCGGCGTTGCGTCCAAAGTCACGGTGCTGGACAGTTCTCTCCGTGGGCTGACCGGCAGCGCGTCCTCTGCGATAGGAACGCTATCCGGTTTGGCGAGCCCATTAGCGCTGGCGGCTGGTGCTTCAGTGGTGGCCGCCTCAGCTATCAGTGCGCTAGCAGTTGGTTTATTCGAACTCACAAAATCAGCCGCCAAAACTGGAGGCGAATTATTCGACCTCTCCCAAAAAACCGGCATTACGGTTGAGACGCTTTCCGCGTTATCAATTGCCGCTAAGACAACCGGCTTGGACATCAATGGGATGGCGCCGTCGTTGGTTATTTTTCAAAAGAACATGGAGGCCGCAGGCGACGCAACCAGCAAACAGGGCCGCCTATTCCGCGCTCTTAGTATCGACACCCACGACAACGAGAAAGCGCTTCGCCAAGCATTCACAGCGCTTGGAAAGATGAAAGAAGGATCTCAGCAAACCGCACTTGCCATGCAGTTGTTTGGCCGTTCAGGCAAGGACGTCCTAGCGATAGTTAAAGAGACTAACGGGAACCTCGATGCGGCCAGTAAAAAGTATGCCGAGATGGGGCTGATCATCTCCACAGGTGCGGCGAGTGCCAGCGACAAATTTAACGATCTCCTGGAGGAAACAACCCTACAACTGGAAGCGGTCACGCGAAGTATCGGCATGGAACTGTTGCCGGTGGCAATTGACGCGCTGGAAAGCATCTCCGCGGGGCTGCGTGCAAATAAAGATGCGTGGTCCTCATGGGGAACGTCTATAGCCAACGTGCTGCGTGGCGTAAGCGCTGTTGTTCACAGCGAAATCGGGCAGATGATTGGCCGCATTTCGGAGTTTAGCGTTAAGTGGTTAACCATCCCAGGCTTGGTAGCGCAAGGTCTTGGCGCGCTTGGTTCTGCTACGGATAGGCCGACTGAGGACTTTTTCGGGCCTGGAGGCGCAGCTCGGGGCGGCCGTAAAGCATTGCCTGGCACGCCAGAGTGGCTAGCCGCACAGCGGAGATCAACGGGCACTGAGTTCAAGGGACTTGGTGGAGGCGGTGGTCGAAGAGGTGGCGGAGGCGGTCCCGATCCGGCGCAGACCGCACAGAGAATCGCCGCACTTCAATTAGAAGCCGTGGTGTCTGGGCTACGAGCTGAGGATGAAGCGAATAAGCGATCATTGGATCTTCGCCGGCAGGATTTTAATAGCTACGCGACCCACTATGTAGACCTTGAAAACCGTCGCCATAAAGCAGTGATGGACGGATTAGATGCCGAGCAAAAAGCCGCTGAAAAACTTAAGAAGGGGAGAGACGTTGCGCTCCTCGAGATCGCGAACAAACGAACCGCGGAAAATACAACGCACGAGCAAAATCGCAATAAGGTGCTGGATGAACGCGCTCACATCCTTGATCAAATTGAAAAGTTCATGCGCGACCAGGAGCGCGAAGTTCAGGGGCTAACCTCTGCTACTGACCAGTGGGATCGCGCATACGAGGATCTGGTCGACACGCTAAGAGATGAAGGTGTCGAGATCGAAGCGAACACCAAACGTCGGATACAAAGCAATATTCAGGTTCTCAAAGAGATCGATTTAGTCAAGCAGCAGATACGTGTACGTCAGGTGTTGAAGTCAACCCGTGAGCGGTTTGCGACGGAGGCGGGTAGAAATAGACCACCGTGGGAAGATTTGGGCGGCGGCTCAACGGTTGGAGGCGAGCCGGGAACTACTACGCGACCACGGATTGCAACAGCCGAGGAGCAGGCAATGCGTGATCGGCTGGCAATGATTCGCGAACGAATGCGCGATCTGAGTGGTGAACTGACAAGTATTTGGGCCGATAGCGTGAAGACTGGCTTTACTCAGGGCGTAGATGCTGGCCTAGAGAGGCTGGGCCAGGGGCTTCTGCAAATTGTTGAAGATATATTCCTACGCCGCATGGCGGAAGGGCTGGAAAATATCTTAACGAATCTGGCGTCCGGCGGTGGCGGGAGAAACTTTCTCACCAAATACATTATTCCAATAGCCGGCGCTGCCGTAGGCGGACTTGGCGGCGGCTCAGGCTCTGCGGGTGGTCTAGGCTCAGCCTTTGCCGGGGCGTTCGCGTCTGGCGGTACAATTCCGATGGGCCAATGGGGAGTTGTTCACGATAACGAAAGAGTGTATTCAACTCCGACCGGGGCACAAGTGGTCCCGGCGGTCCACGGTAAGAATGGCCCGCAAGTAATTACTAACAATCACTATACGATCAACCTTCCACCGGATTCGCGCGGCAATTATTCAGCACCCCGTTCCAAGCGACAACTATCTGAAACTCTGATAGCGGCTTTGCAGCAGGCACAAACATAATGGCAACACTTTTTGACGAGATACTTTTCAACTCCGACCTTCTCACCGAGGAGTCTGCCGTAGGCTCGCCTGAGTATGCGAACACGATGATTCGCAATCCAGCGACCGGCATTTACAAGATCAATGTCAACCGCTACGATTTTCAGCACGTTTGGAATATCAATACAAATCTCTTAAGTGCGGCGCAGCTTGATTACTTCAACGAGTTTTGGGCCGGCGGGTTTGGATCGGCTTATGGGTTCCGCATCCGAATCATCAGTGACTTCTACATGATTGACGAAGTGATCGGCACCGGAACTGGATCGCAAACTATATTTCCGATCATCCGCACCTACACCCGGCCGGGCGCAAGCCATAACTACCAGCGACGAATTATCAAGCCCGTTGTTGTTCCCTCGCCTCTTGGATCAAGTGTCTCGCTATTTGAAGCCAACGGCGTAACCCCGAGAGTCATTCCGAGCACGCTAGGGGCCGCTTTAGGAGTTCCCGCATTCACTGTGAAATTGAATACCACTCCGACAACTGCGTACACGATCAACAACACAACCGGCGTGATCACGATGAACTCCGCGCCGTCGAACGGCGTGAGCGTGAAAGTGTCTTGCGAGTACGACACACCCGTTCGCTTCATGAACAATTCATTTCAACAAAAACCGGGCGTGACTTCGGACGTGGGCGGGTTGCAGTTGGTAGAAATATTACCCGCAGAATTGCTGATTACTTAGGGCTTAAGTTTGAGTGTTGGCGCTTTAGTCGGAGCCTCGCCTTGCTCACAAAAATAAGTGAAGAAAATATCCCATGACTTAACGGAAAACGGCTGTTCTTTGCTTTTATGTTGCTTCCCGTTGAACTGGTAAACATCTGCGGAGTTAGTTACAGGGTTGACGACGTGGGTCTTGCAGTTTAGCTCTACTCTACTCTCAACGCGACTAATGCTGGTGGGATCGAAACCGTGAGGAACATGTTCCTTGAGAAGATCGCCCGGACTTCCCCACGGAAAATCCATTCTCCAGATAAGTTTTACGACATCATCACCTCTAGCTATTTCTGCGGCCCGGAACTCTACTGTCAGACCAGGATGATTAGGCACCTCGCCTGACATTTCCTTAATCAGTTTCCAGTTTTTAATCTTCTCAATTTCTTTGATGTCCTGCGCGGATACTGAAAACGCGAGGGCAAGGATTAGGAGTAGAGGCTTCATGGCTCCTACTTTAATCCCTAATCCTAGCTGATTGTCAAGGCCGAGACGCGCAAAACTTAAACCCACTGAATACTTTATGCTGACCTATCTATGGCTGTCAGCGCGTCGATGCTCAGTCACTTGCAAAGCAACGTGACATTCTTGATCCCCATCTGGACCATGCTGGCGACTGACAACACGCGAGCTTCATACGCCGCGCACACGCGAAATATCACGTTCAACTCTATTGCCTACTCCGCGGCTCCTGTTGAGCCTTCTCAGTTCACTCAAACACTGGGACTCGACGCTAATCACGTTGAGCTATTCGGAGTGCTGGATACCACGGTAACTGAGCCTGACATACAAGGTGGGCGCTGGAAGAACGCCAAGATCACATTTGAGTACATCGCTTACGACCCCGCTACTGGCGCAGCCAGCGCAACTGTTACCGGATCAGTTGGCAAGATGAAGGGCCAGGCAGGCAAATTCACGATCAACAATGGAACGTTCAGAGTGGAGTTTCGATCACTCTCAGATTTACTTAGTCAGGAGATTGGCGAGCTCACGAGCCCGGTGGACCGGAATCGCAGGCCCGAAGACCTCGGGGTTTCAATGGCGCCATTCACGTTCGCGCGGAGTGTTACGGGTACGCCACCTGATCGGATGAACTTCACTGTGACTGGAGCTACCTTCGCAAACGAGTACCTGAAATATGGCCGCGCAGAATTTACCAGTGGCGCTAACGCTGGCCTAAAAATGGAAATAAAAAACAATATAGGAAATGCGGTTGAACTGCAGTTACCAATGCGTTCGGTAATTGCCAGTGGGAACACTGTTACATTGATCGCTGGCTATGACGGATCGCGCGAGGCGGCGAGAGATAAGTTTAGCGCGGCGGAAGCGTTCAATGGAGAACCTGACCTTCCCGGATTGAAAGCGATCATAAAATATCCCGAATGACACTTGCACAACAATTAGTACACGAAGCTGAGACGTGGATTGGCACTCGTTATCAGCATCAAGGCCGCATAAAAGGCTTAGGCGTGGACTGTGTTGGCTTCATTTCAGAAGTTGCTAAGGATGCAGGCGTAAGCAATCTGGAAATTCCCAACGATTATCGCCCCAACGAAGACGGTGTGGTAATGCTTCAATTGCTCAACGAGCACATGGCGATGGTGCCAACAGATGAAATGCAACCGGGAGATGTTTTAGCGTTTTGCGATGAAGCATTGCAAAAGCCCGACACGCCTCGACACTTAGCTTTCGTTCAAGACGTAACGCCCAACACAGTGTTTATTATCCATGCATCTGCTCACGGAGTAAGAAGACACCGGATTGATTCAGCGTGGCGGCGCCGGATTCACTCAACTTGGCGAATAACGGAATGATCCAAACGCTTAAAGAAAGATGGAAGGAACTCGAAGCGCAGAAACGTGCTGAAATAGAAGCGTCTCTTGAACGTGGTGACATAGCCGATCCAATCTTTACTCCAGCATTTTTAATTTCCCTTGCAGTGTCAGCGTCTCTTTCCGCGGCGTCGTTTTTTATCAGCCGCGCCCTTGCTCCTAAACCGCCACGCCAACAAGTCGGTAAACTCACCGGCTCTCTTCAATTCCAAAACTCCGAGCAGGGAATATTCATTCCTGAGATATACGGAGGCTCGCCTACTGCCTCAGTAGTGACAGGCTCTAATCCTACCTATCAGAATCTTGCGAATGTGACGGCGGGAGCAGGCGGCGCACTAACTAAAACCTCAGGCGGATCAAGTTGGAATGCAGGCGCGAGCCACAATACCTCAATCAGTTCTGGGCAAGACGCGTTTTATGAGTTCACGGTTCTGAGTGGCTACGCGACTGCGGGATTTACTCTCGACTCCAGCCCTACCAGTGGCAACACAGACTTTCTTTTTGCCTTGCAGTGGAATCCTGACAGTTCAGTCTCGATCAAATACAGCTCAACTCTTGTGTTGGGTGGTGTGACTACATGGGCCACTGGCGACACGTTCAGGTTAGAGCTTCGCAGTGGCCGGTTCCGCATTTTCAAAGGCTCGGCAGAAATCGTTCCGGAGAACTTTCTATTCCCTTCACCGAGCTATCCGTTATTCATGGGAATCGCAATTCAGGATGTGGGCGCCGGGATTTCCGCGTCGAAGGTTCAGATCGGCAGTATTGGCGCGACACCTAACTCCGGGCGGGGTGGAGTGAAGGTGCCGGCGATCATTGTTTGGAGTTCCGGAATACGAAAAGTCGTCAGTACCACTCAAGTGCAGACAGGTGGCGGTAAAGGTGGTGGGTCGCGCACTCAAACAGTCGACAACATCACTTACAATATTGACCTCGGGCTAATGTTCTCTCGTGGTCCTGTAACCCTCTTGAGAGAGTACGCCAATGCCGACATTCTCATCGATCAATATGCGCAATCAGCAAATCCTTCGGGAGTGTACAATCCTACTACTGGGGCCGATCCGGATTACGATCCCACCCTACCACCTGACCCAAGACTGAACCATCCGTATTCGTTTCTTCGTGTTGACGGTGACATTCCGTTAGATGGTGATGGAGTCGGAACCGGAACTGTCCAAGGTGGCGGATCAAGCTTTGCGATCTATCCCGGCAACGCTACTCAGCAGCCCGATCCAACCATTGAAGCCGACATAGACGCCAGGTATGGAGCCGGTTCGACGCCTGCTTATCGGAACCACTCTTTAGTTGTTCACAACACTCTTTCCTTATCACGCTGGGGCGGGATCGTCCCCAACATTACGGCAGTCTGGGAGCACGAAACACTAAAGACTCTCGACGACATATTCGGTGCGCTCTGCGAACGCGTGAACGTGAAGGCGGCTAATAGCGATTATGACTTCTCCGGGATTCCTATTGAGTGCAGAGGACTATTGATCGGCGGCCGCACTTACGCGCCGAAGGAGATTATTGGCTCTCCCGATCTACAAGTTGCTTACAACTATTTTGTTACCGAGGCAGAGGGACAGATCATTGGCTATGAAGAGGGTAGCGAACCGTCTGTAACCATTCCGGATACAGAAGTCGGGTGGCTCGAAGGAGACGCAGAACTGCCAGACATTGCCCCTGAAGTTGATTCGATCATCGCGCCGGAAATTAGTCTGCCGCGAGAGGTCAATGTTAAGTCAATCGATCCTGACAGCGATTGGGAACCAAATACCCAAAGCGCGATCAGGCAGATTACAGACGGTTCAGCCGTTGAACTCTTAGAGCTGCAAATCACGCAGCTCTCGGATGAGCGTAGAGAAACAGCACAGCGCAAACTCTACCGAGACTATGTGGCAGGGACGGCGCATAAATTCACGTTACCGTGGACGTATCTCTATCTATTCCCTGGTTACAAGCTAACAATTACTCGGGCCGAGGGTTTCACTCATGTAATGAGATTAACTTCCATTACCGGGGGCGTAGGCATACTTGAATGCGAAGGAGTGGCATTAGAGCCGGAGACGTTTAATCAGCCTGCCAATGGAGTGTTCCCGCCCGGATATAGACCACCCCAGCCTATTCCAGCGATGACTATTGTAATGTTGTTGGATACCCCACTACTGCGAGACGGGGATGAGACGGAAAACAATGGCGTTGGGTTCTATATGTGCGGCACGCCTCGCACTGGGGTTGACGTCAACTGGGTTGGCTTTGGCCTATACGTCAATCGCAATAGCACCTGGACCTTACTCGGCAGCTCGTCACTTCCGGGCACGATGGGAACAATAGTCAGCGCCACAAGTTTATCGACTGACACAAGCATCTTTGATCGCTCCGGACACTTTGTAGTCGATCTTTACGGCGCGACTGCGCTTTCATCGATCACGGAAACAGATGCCTTGCAAGACCCAACAAGGAATCTCGCGGTGGTTGGAGACATGGTGATCCAGTTTGTTACAGCGACTCAGGTAGCGGGTTTTGACAATCGCTGGGATCTCAGCGTGTTACTGAATGGACGTCGAGGGACAGAAGATCACGTTACAGACTCATTTACCGGAAAACGGTTTGTGCTGATAGACGGCGCGGTGAAGTTTGTAGCGACCGAACTCAGCAGTTTGAATAACTTAATGGACTATCGCGCCGTGACGAGTGGGCAGTCTCTGGGAGACGCAGCCACGGTTAGCTTTGTATGGACTGGAATGACACTTCGACCACTTGCTCCCGGAAACTTGCGCGGCTCACGAGACGCAGATGGCAATCTTTTAATTCAATGGACCAGACGCTCTCGGCTTGGGTCGGGGATGCTCCCTGGATCTGATGTTCCGTTAGCCGAAGAAGATGAACTCTATGACGTGGAGATTCTTGATGGCTCAAATGTAGTCCTGCGAACGATCAGGGTCACCGTGGACGGGGGCGACCCTGTGCTACTAACGGGAAGCGTAAATCCTCAATACGTTAGTTTCAATAGTCTGCTTAGTCCCACGCTGGCTGATACCGGGGCCAATGCCTATACCACCCAACGTCTTGATCGTTCAGGCTCTTGGATCGAAGCGCATCTCAGCACGGCCGGCTCGGACTTCGCGAGTATTGGACTGATAGAGCCTCAATATGCCCCGCGCTGGGGCTATCAACTGCCCACGGGCATTTATCGATCTACGCTTGACTTTAGTCCCACGGGTGTGCCGGGCATTCAGGTTACTGAGGCGGCCCCAGGCGATACATCATCCACCGTAAAATACTCCAGCGGGTCACTTGGCGTTAACGCGGTGCGGATTCGGATTATGATCGCCGGTTCAGAAGTTCGTTATTATTGGGACTACACAGGAGACGGATCAGTGCCGTTTTATGTGTCCAACATTCCCGCACCACTTCCGTTGGTCGGGGTCGTTTCCACGATCAACGCGACGGCCCAAATATCAAAAGTGCAAAATATATTTATGGGCCAACTTACTACTCCGTCAACTGTTTATCAGGTGGCCCAGCAAGTAAACGACTTTGGCTCGACACAGAGCGCGATCAGGGTTCGCGTTTACCAGATTAGTTCGCTAGTTGGCCGGGGGCCTTTCGCAGAAGCAACTGTGTAAAGAGGCAAATTATGGGAACAACTCTTAACGCGGGCATAACAAAGCCATTAAGTGAGAACGACGCTCAAAAGGTTGCGACGTACAACAACGCTCTGGATGAACTAGATGCTGCCACGCTTGGCTATGGTGAGAAGTCCGTTGCGGGCACTGGAAATGTTACCCTGACACGCACTGAAGCACTGCATCCAGTATTTAAGTTCACCGGAACACTCACCGGCAATAGAGTTGTGCTGATTCCCCACACTCTAGGTGCGTCACGATTTATCTCTGTCTGGAATGCAACTTCGGGCGCGTTCACGTTGACAATAAAAACTACAGCGGCGGGCTCGACTGGGGTTGCTATAACCCAAAACAAGGTGAAGCTGCTTTTTCACGATAACGTGAACGTCTACTCGGCGGCTGCAGAGATTACTCCATGACCACTGGCTTAGATCCACTTACACGCGCGGGCGCCACTTCATCCGGGGGAGATGTGGTAGGGCCAGCCAGCGCGGTCAACAATCGGATTGCTGTCTTCGATGGCACGACCGGGAAGTTGATCAAAGACGGCGGCTCAACCATTGCCGACATTGTGGCTGGATCTGGTGGACTCGTTACATCAGTGTTTGGGCGTTCTGGGGCCATTGTCTCGGCAACCAATGATTACACTTGGGCGCAAATAGATAAGACCACTTCAAGTCTTGCGGATCTCGCAACCCGAAGTGCAGGGGATCTATCGAGTGGAACACTTCCGTCTGCGAGGATGCCGGCGCTGACAGGAGACGTTACAAGTTCTGCTGGCTCCGTCACCACTACCATTGCAAACAATGCCGTCTCCTTAGCCAAGCTTGCAGACATCGCTACAGCGTCGTTTCTAGGTCGTAACACAGCAGGAACCGGAGACCCAGAAGTGTTGAGTGTCGCGACGGCAAAAACCATGCTCGGCCTTACCGGATCAAACACTGGTGATGTAACACTGGCAGGGGAAAACTATCTGTCCATTGCCGGGCAGGTAATCACCGCAAACCCGGTTAATCTCAGTGGAACAAACGTCACCAGCACCTTAACAGCAAACAAGGGCGGAACAGGGCAGCCCTCTTACGCAATCGGGGATCTACTTTACGCTTCGGGCACAACTGCACTCAGCAAGTTGGCAGATGTCGCCACTGGTAACGCGCTCATCTCTGGCGGTGTGGGCGTTGCGCCCGCCTGGGGCAAGATCGGCCTGGCAACGCATGTCTCGGGCACGCTTGGGGTCACAAATGGCGGCACAGGGACGGCAACGCAGTTTACAGCCGGGTCAGTAGTGTTCGCGGGCGCCGCCGGTATCTACTCTCAAGACAATGCAAATCTCTTTT